ATGATCCCATTCCGCAACCTGAAAACACCAGTTGGTATCACAGTCCAGCAGGTGATAGACTGGGATTTTGGATATCACATAAATAGTTTTTATGAAGATCCGAGATATATTAACAGAATCCAGTAACCTGTTGTCCAAATGGCGCAACGATGAACCAGTGGCATTTGTCAAAAGCCTTACTAAGAAATTAGGACAGCCTGATGAACTCACAGCTAATCGTGCTGTATGGTACGATCAAGATGGTTTCAAACGCATAGAAGTTTTGGACGAATATATCCTGCACTGCTGTCCAGCACCGCATTATGATTTTGTGTACAGTACCATAGATCTGCATGTGCCAAAGAAGTTTGTAAAAGTTTTGGCAGAATCATCTGAAAGTATCCTGTTAGATCTGCTGAAAAACGAAGTGTCTGCTCGCTGTGCTACACTGAGTGCAAACGCAGTGACCTTAAACTATGTGTTGGATGTAGTTTCGGGACGAGTGCAAGGATCAAAAGAAGAATACGAGCGTCGTATCAAACAACTGTACAAGAACAAGTTAAATCCAGATCCCGAATGGTGGCCGGACGTTACAAAAGAAGTAAGAAAAAAATAATCACACGTAAGAGTGTTTGACAAATCAAACACACCATGTTAAAATAATTTTAACATTAAAACTCCTAATCTTCTGGAAATCATGCAACAATCACAATTATGTCAAAGAAATAAACTATGAGCACAGCACAATATAACTTAAAAACAAAAACAGATTACTTGAATCGCAAAATGTTTCTGGATCCAGCAGGTCCGGTCACTATCCAGCGTTTCGAAGAAGTCAAATACAACAAGGTTGCCAACTTTGAAACCACAGCACGTGGTTTCTTTTGGGTGCCAGAAGAGATCAGTCTTACCAAGGACGCCGGCGACTTTAAGGATGCCAGCGATGCTGTTAAACATATCTTCACCAGTAACCTGCTGCGTCAAACAGCCTTAGACAGTTTACAAGGTCGCGGCCCTGCTCAGGTGTTCACACCTTGTGTGAGTTTGCCTGAACTAGAAGCCTTGATGTATAACTGGAGCTTCTTTGAAACAAACATTCACAGTCGCAGCTACAGCCACATCATTCGCAACATTTATAATGTGCCCAAAGATGTGTTTAATACTATCCACGACACAGAAGAAATTGTTGGCATGGCGTCTAGCGTGGGCCAGTACTATGATAATCTGCACATCATTAACTGTCGCAAGGAAGTCGGAGTTGCTACTCCAGAATACGCACACATCAAAGCAATCTGGTTAGCCTTACATGCCAGCTATGCCTTAGAAGCCTTCCGTTTTATGGTCAGCTTTGCTACTAGTCTAGCAATGGTTGAAAACAGAATCTTTATTGGCAACGGCAACATCATCAGTTTGATCCTACAAGACGAATTGCTACACAAAGGGTGGACTGCTTTCTTGATCAATCAGGTGGTCAAAGAAGATCCTCGCTTTGCAGAAGTTAAAGCTGATTGCGAAGAAGAAGTTTACGAAATCTACCAAGATGTTATTCGTGAAGAAAAGGCCTGGGCCACTTACTTGTTTAAGAAAGGTCCTGTGATTGGTCTTAATGCCAACATTCTAATGGACTTTGTGGACTATACTGCGGTAGATGCACTCAAGCAAATCGGTATCAAGTACCGAGGCTCGGCACCACGTACCACTCCAATTCCCTGGTTCAACAAGCACACCGACATACACAAGAAGCAGTCAGCTCTGCAGGAAACAGAATCAACAAACTATGTGATCGGCGTAATGAGCGATGACTTAGACTACGACCAACTGCCTAATTTATAATCATGCCAATAGAACAAGAATTTGTTTATAAAACTCAAGATGGACAACCACCTATGCCTTTGCATAAATGGGTAGAAACCTTGCCCATGTCAGAGCAGGCCCAATTTCGTGCTGCTGAACTGAGACAATTTGATCTGAGAGATCAGGCCATTGCCCGTGGTGATCTTGTAGTGGTTGAGGGCACCGGCAATACAAATGACAGAGTATATGTTTGGAAAGACGAGGCCACTGCTGCAAAAGGAAAAGAAACTGATCCAGAATGGTTGGTGTTTTTTACCCGATACCAAACGGAAAACGGCATCACGTTTGAATTGGCAAACAAGTCCGTTTGATGTTGACAACACCAGCACAATCAGCTATAATCTAAACTAGGAAATTGATATGTTAACAGTATACACAAAAAATAATTGTCCTTATTGCGACCGTGCAAAAGCACTGTTGGAAAGTCGTGGTGTAGAATATCGTACCATTAATCTTGAAGAACAGTCGGATGCACGTGGCTTTTTGGTAGATCAAGGCCTGCGTAGTGTACCCCAAATTTTCAATGACACAACACTATTGCAGGGCGGTTATCAAGGACTAGCAGCACAACCTGAAGAATTTTGGACTAACCTTAAAGGAAAACAATGAAGATTGAAAAAGACGAAATACTGGTTTTTAAATTAAACAGCGGCGAAGAATTGATTGCTAAGATTGTGGAAGTCACTGACGGTATGTTTATTCTAAAACAACCAGTCAGCATGGCACCTACACAGCAAGGACTGCAAATGATGCCCAGCATGTTTAGTGGTAATTTGGATAAAGAAATTGTATTGTATGGTGCAGCCGTTGCAATGATTGCTGATGCCAAGGACGACATCAAGACCAAGTACATAGAAGTAACAACCGGCGTAGTAGTACCGCCGGAGAAGAAAATCCTAGTAGGTTAAGCGTTACGCTTGAACAAGAAGAACAGTCGATCTTGATCCTGTTTAAGTGTTTCAAGAGTCAGGTTGTACTTCTTGGCCAACTCATAAGCCACATCAAAGGACCATGGGAAAATTTCAACCCATGGTCCTTTGTTGGGAGTTTTAACCCCATCATGATCGAGACCGGGATTTGCTCTCATCCACAAATACCCGTTGGGAGCCAACAAGTTAACTGTGGCAGCAAAGCGTAGTTCGATGTCTGCCCTGCTGTTAAAGTTAATCGAACCCAAGGCAATCACATGATCAAAACTGGCCGGTTCCACATGATAATCCAAGATGTCGACCATGAAGTCAGCACAGTTGTTGTAAGGATCAATGCCTACTAAGTTTGGAATACGTTCCTTAAAGGGATTGTATCCACAGCCTACATCTAAAACTTTTTTGGGATTCGTGCGACAAATTTCTTCTGCAATGCGATATCCAGTCCATTGATACTGTTCTGTACGCGGCTTCCAAATTTCCCCAAAGAACCACGACAAATAACGTACATCAGTACGCTCTACCAAGTCTGCAACAGAGCCTTCTATTTCAACAGCGACACCGAATGTAGATTCTAACTCTTGCTGGAACTTTAGTTTACGTGCTGGAGTCCAAGGCAAACCATCTAAGTTGGTGTCAGCACCAAATGCTGCACGAATTTTGTCATATTTGGGCAAATGAAAGGTATCTTTCATTTTTTCTACGATATGATTAAAAATTTTGCTATTCATTAAAAATTTCCTATTTTGATAAATAAATTTGTTAGACAAATAAATTTTTGATATATAGTACTAATTATCTTGCAAAAACTTCTGCAATATATTTTCCACTTAACACGGTAACTCAATGGATTATGTGATTTGGTGCTTGCTTGGCACAGTATACGGGATGATCATTGGCATCATGCCCATGGCCGGAGCCACTACAGGGCTATTGACAGTATTTGGACTCAGCAGTTACTTTCTTGCAGATCCTTACTTGGGCATTGTGTTCCTAACTAGCCTGATTGCCGCTTCCAGTACCGGTGATAGTTATACCAGTATTTTAACTGGTATACCTGGTAGCAATACCACTGCTGCTAGTGTGATCGACGGCTACAAAATGGCACAGCAAGGACAGGCAGCCAGGGCTATTGGCATTGCCATTATGGATAGTACTGTAAATGGCGTATTGTGGGGACTGATTGCATTTGCATTGATGCCTTTTTATGCCAAGTTGATTTTGGTATTTGGTATTCCGGAATTCATGGCTTTTATGCTGGTGGCTCTTGCTTGCGTTGGATTCATCACCAGTAAAAATATCGTACTGAGTTTTGTTGCCATAGCACTGGGTTGTTTCATTGGTATGATAGGACAAAATCCCGGTACCGGAGTTGAGCGTTATACCTTTGGCTGGGAATACCTAGGCGCAGGAGTGCAACTGATTCCTTTGATAGCAGGCTTGTTTGGTATCCCGGAAGTTGTAGCAGGATTTAGAAAAACTTCCACAAGACCTGCAGTGATCACAGACTACTGGTCTCAACTGTTTCGCGGATTCAAGGACTGCGCGATACATTGGCGCGAAGTTCTGCGCGGTGGCTTCATTGGTTTCGTCACTGGACTTATGCCTGGTATCGGTGGCACAATAGGTGATATCATGGCGTACGGTGCAACAGTTGCCAAATATCCCAAGGAAGTATTTGGCAACGGCAATATCAAAGGCCTACTAGGTTGCGAAGGAGCCAACAATGCACAAAAGGCCAGCAGCCTTGTGCCCACTGTGCTGTTTGGTATTCCCGGAGCACCGTTTGCTGCTGTTATGATGGCTATCTGCATGTACTTTGGCATGGAATTGGGCACGCCGCAGGTGTTAAAAGACAACACTTTCTTTTGGAGCCTGGGTGGTGCCTTTATTGCCAGTACCATACTGGCTTTCTTTATTGCTATATTTACAACAAGGATTGTTGTTAGATTGTTGGAAATACCTTACTGGATATATGCAACAATTATTTTGGCAGTGATTGTTTGGAGTTGTATGGAGTACACCGGCACTGTTAACGATCTATATATTTTAGTGTTATGCAGTATACTAGGACTTGTGTGTAAATCAGCCAAAATTAGTCGTCCAGCAGTGATGGTTGCATTTATTTTAGTAGAAAAGTTAGAAAACTATATTCAACAAACACAAGCCTTGTATACCGTTGGTGAATTAGTAACACGACCAATTTTTGTGACATTGATTGTAATAGCGATAGGAGTATTGCTATACAGTATTTTTAAACCCAATCGCGGGTTAGCATATCACTAAGGAGATTATTATGCTAAAGACAGTAAAGTTTGTGTTGGCTGCTGTGATGTTTACAGCAACATCGGCCTACGCTGAATATCGGATGATTGTACCTCAAGGACCTGGTCAAGGCACCAGTGTTTGGGCCGGCATTGTGGCCAAGCATTTAGAAAAACATCTGGGTGAAAAGATTGTGATTCAGCACATTCCTGGTGCCAAGGATATTCCGGGATTTAACGAATTTCACAACAAGCTGCGCACAGACAACAAGACCATAATGGTCAGTCATGGCGGCAATGGCGTCAGTTATCTAGTAGACAAGATTGATTACGATTACAAAAATTATGATTCGATCGGTATGCAAAATCTCAATATCATAATTGGTCGTAAGGCCGACATGGATGTAACAAAGGATCGCATCAAGTTAGCCGGTGGTTCTGGCCTTGAGCCCGATGGTATAGCCATTGCTATGTTGGTGTGTGGTAACTTGCCTACCAAGGAAGATTACATCAAATGTTGGAATCGTCGTGTAACCTGGGTTAATGGCATCAGTGGTGGTGAGCGTCGTTTGGCATTTGAACGCAACGAACTAAACACTACTAGAGAAACAACTGCTGCCTGGTTTAAATTTTATTCCAACTTACCCAGTAACAAACTTTGGTTTCATCACGGTGTAATGGATCTTGCTACTGGAAAACAACAGGATGATCCAAACTTCCCACCGGGATATACATTCGAAACAGTGTTTAAACAACTGCACGGAGTTGAGCCACAGGGCGAGTTGTATGAAGCATATACTCTGGTACGCAACTTCCGAGACGTTCTACAAAAAGCCTTGTGGGTAAACAAAGGCAATCCCAATACAGAAAAACTACGTGCTGCTTTGCGTAAGATGTTGGCAGATCCCGAAGCACTGGCAGCATTAGAAGCAGACGCCGGCAAGTATGATTGGATTGTGGGCGACGATGGCAATAAGGTTGTTGATCGTCTGCGTAAAAATATCACAGCAGAAAAGTTACAAACACTTGTGTATTGGCACGACACAGCATACAAGTTCAAGAGTGTTTACAAACCTGAGTTGATCATCAAATGAAATATATCTTTATGGCAGGTGCACCTGGATCCAAGTGGTCCAGTGTGAGCAAAAGCATTTACTTTAGTACCAGTATTGATCGCAGCGACGCCAGTCCTGAGCGTGAATATTGGCACAGTGCCTGGGGCGAATCAAACTTGATGCACATGGGTGCATACTTTGATCCTGGCATGGAGTTTGGTGGCTTTTTTGATCGCCTGAACGAATACACCAAAGAAGAATGCGAAGCAGAATTTGATCGCCCCTTCACCGGGTCGGGTGTACGTATCGTCAAGAGTCATGTGTTTGCACATCACATTGATTTTTTAAAGCAGCATTGGCCTGACTGTCCTGTGATACTTGTACATCGCGGCAACGATGCTTGTTTGGGCTGGTGGGTCAAGTGCGGACATTTCGACATCACTTACCCCACATACGATCAATACTATGTTGATTTGAAACACATGACCAGAATCATTGAAGATCAAAACACAGACATTCTGGCAGCGTGGAAAGACAGTCATTACATTGGCGACAATTTAACACTGGCCAGAACCCTGGGCATTGAAACGCCACCAATGGAGTACTACCAAAGTTACAAAAAATCAGACGTAGAGGTAACAGTAATATGAAAAGTTCATGGGACAACACAAAATCTCAAAGTCAGTATCATTTCGACACAACTATTATAGATCCCAGATACGACGGAGTTATTAATTTGGGACACATCAACCCCACGTGGAAACAAGATCTTCCTGACATTATCGGCAAGTCAAAGCCGGCAACCTGGGCTACTAGAGGATACAAAGGCGAAGGTATTGAAATTCCGCCTGCAGATCTCAAAGCCGAGCAGCATGACATTGAACGTGTTGGCGCAGATCCTGATATGACCATTACACACTTAAACTGGACTATTCCCGACAGTTTGCAAGACATCAGTGATCTTTTTGGATTAGACGATTGCATGAATCGTCTGCATGTTCAGATGCCAGGCGAAGTTTGGAATTTACATATAGATAAATTACAAAAATGGTGCCCGGAAGATCCCAGTAGAATTATGCGTATTATGATTCAGTTGACTGATTGGCAACCTGGACAATTCTGGGAATACGGCAACTATCATTACAATCAATGGCGAGCCGGTGATGTAACTACATTCGACTGGGCAAATGTGCCACACAGCACTGCCAATGCTGGCCATCATCCGCGTGTGACATTTCAGCTGACCGGTGTAAAGACAGCCGCAACAGACAAATTTCTCAAAGAATTGCAAAATTTACACTAAACAATTTTTGGCGATAAAATCTTCTACCAGAGTACGATTTTTACAATCTAAACTAGTTCCGTCAGACAGTATAACCATATTGTCTACGGACTTTTTTAAGTTCTTTGGAGAACCCAGTTTTGATTTATAATTCAGATAATACGGATCTTTTACCAGGTCGTCTATGTACTGTTTTGCCGGCATCTTATATAAATCATGACGATCTGTTTTTATAGATTTAGGTCGGTCAGATAAACTCCACAGTTGATATTCTTGGGTATTATACCAAGGCTTATAATTTTTTTTGTATTGTTTATAAGATTCGTGATTTTTGATCGGAAATTGATTGTACCATATCAATAAGTGTTCTACCCAGTGAAAATTAAAGTTGATCCACCAAAACAGATCTCCTAGGGTAACGATCTCAACACCTACTTCGTTGATATTTTGTATTAGAAAATTGTAATATTGATTGGCCTGATCAGCAGACATGTAGCCAGTTAAAAACTCAATAAACTTGTTGCTGATTTTTTTTAACGGTGTTACCAAGGAACCAGCTCCGTATACCGATTCAAAATGAATAGCAATATTGACTATCCATAACTTGTCTGCCGGCTCACCGTCTACAACATAATATCTATCAAATAATTCTTGTATCTTATCATCCGAAAAATTTTTAAAGTTCACAGTCTTTAATTGATATTTTTCAATTACAGAGTGATAAAAAATTGGATTTTCATAATAACTTTGATTATTTGCAATAACCGTAATGTTTTTTAAATCGGCCGAATCAAAATTCTTAACCATGGCCGCCAGTGCCACTGTACTATCAATTCCCCCGGACCAAAAAACAGCAATCTCTTGATTTTGTTGTTTCATTGCTTGTTTAATATCAACTGCTCGTAAATCAGTTACATCACTAAAACTGCTGGTAGACTGCTGGTTCAATACTGGACACAAGACATAGTCAGGATCGTGATAAAAATCCCAAATTTTTGACGATCCGTATCTTGGTGAAGACACAGCGTCGCACCCAGGCCAAAATTTTTCATCAGCCAATAAAAAAGTTTCTAATTTTAATTTTGTATCGTCTGGCAACAATTGATAAAAGTCAAAAGATATTCTCAGCGGTTTCATATCATGTATTCGGCTATTTGACACAATGGTTCAATTTTTTCTTTGACAGAGACATAGTCGCTCTGCAGGTATATTGTTTGATTACACTCGTATTCGATTTCTTTTATTTTCTCAAAATCACCAAAAGGAAGTTTAACTAAGTTAGAAAATATCCGATATTGATAATTTTTAGAAAACTTAAATAATTTTAAAACCCGGTACGACAAAAAAATAAAATTTTGAATTTCCACTAAATTTTTATTGGACTTTTGTATTAAATCCCCGCAGGTGTCAAAGAAAAAAGTTTCTTTTTTTTGTGGAAAGCTGAATTTTCGGTCTAACGATTGCTCGGGCCAGTTGGTGATAGTCCACTGTGTACAACAAGTATTGTCTATTAGATCAACTGAAAAATTAGGTGCATGATGTAACGGAACAATTAAAAGTCTGATCTTACTAGACATTAGGAATACTATATATTCAAACACAGTATAATCAGAGTCAACACATACTAATCTATCCATTACAGGACTGTACAGTCCATATTGAATGCTTTCGCCACAGCCCCAGAAAAAATATGTTTGGTCTTGAGTCATTGAGTTTGATAACATTGAAATATTTATATATTACTTTGTGGCTAGAATTATTTAAAATCTACAGTTTGCAGCCCGATAAATAATATACAGGAGATCAATATGCCAGCAGTAGCAAGACAAGGTGACGCCGGAGCTGTACATTGCAGTGGATATACAATTGCGGCAGGATCTCCAGATGTGTTTGTTGACGGACGTCCAGTAGCTCGCGACGGCGATTCTAGCACTGTACATCAAAAACCCTCCGGCAACAAATGCGTACCGCATGTGAGCAAAATCATAGCTCGCAGCAGTTCTGTTTTTGTCAACGGAAAGCCCATTGCCGCAGTGGGCGATCGCTTGAATGAATGCACACAAATAATTCAAGGCAGCGAGTCTGTCTCTATTGGATAACCTATGAGTCAAGGTCCCTACAGTTCAGTAATGCTGATTGCCACAGATGGCCTTCTGCAAAATCAAGGCCTAGTCATAAGCGGCAACTTGACCGTAGCTATTAATTCTTATACTAGCACCGCTGCTGTCAGCAGTTATCTTGACATACTGTCTACTGCATTTGCTAATGTGGGCACAGCCAATGACCAAATTACCACTGCTACATTCAGTTCTTTACAGACATTGGGCGCCAGCACACTGCCTGCCATCACTGATGCTGTACCTGCTGCCTACACCAGCTCATTGCCGATCGGCAACAGTGTGTCGGGTTTCAGTGGTGTTGTGGCCGCACAAGGAAACTTAATCTTAGGCAACGGCGACTTGGGAAAATTTGCACAGGTATATGGTCAGTGCCAAAGCTATATTGTACAAAACAATCCCATCATCAACAGTGTGAAAAATTCCGCAGTATTGGACACCACCTTTACCAGCATGAACAGCATTACCACTGGCGGCATCAGCGACATTAATCGCACACTACCGGCATTTGGTACCGACTTAGCCCGTCTAGGAACAGCCTGGAGCCTGAGCAAACTGCCGTTCTTTGGATTTCCATGGGTGTTGTTGTATCAAATGTCACAGGCCGGCGGCATAATGCCTGCGTTGACAGAAAGATTGACCACAGCCGGGGTCACAGTAGATGACCTCAGTGCCATACAACGTGGTTTAGAAGTAGCAGCGTCTGTAGACTTGTTAATTTATCAAGTCATGACCGGCATCACCGGTGACCTCTTAGATCAAGTTAAAGTGTTGCTGAGTGTGACCACTGACAACCTAAACACAATGGCTGATCTGTTGAACCCAGTAAAGAGTCTGCCCAACAGCTATCTACAGTTGACAAACTTGACCCCCACTGGCACAGACGTTACACCCACTGCCACTGTGCTCAGCAATGTATATGTTTCTGCTGCCACCGTCAACAGCAACTTATTGGCGGTGTACGGAACTACTCCTGCTTATGTATCTTTGTCTAAAATTATACCACCAGATCAAGCCTTGGCATCACAGGCCATCTCCGACAGTTTGCAGCAGGTTAAAAATATTTTTCAATTGGCCCTGCCGGCATTTGCCGCGGCGGTGTCAGCAACTGAAACCAATTCTGGCCTTGGCAATATTACTGCATTGACACAACCCGTACCCGCTAGTGTTGCTTCCAACATCAACAGCACCCTGGCCACAGGCACAGGTCCCAATGGTACTCTGACCCTGTTTGACTTTATGGGAGCCACTGCTGGAGTACCTTACACAGCCGAATTTACTTCTGTGACCAGTACCATAAACTACATGCAGTCGGCCAATGCCTTGTATACCTTGACTGATGCCACCAACGGTGTTTATACTGTGATGCAGGACACCCTAAATGGTGACTATACTACTGTAGTAAATCCAGGCCCTCCTGTCGAAATCACCATCACTATCCCGCCAGGCTTGCCAGGAGCAGGAACATACGGCAACTTGGATGATGCTTTCAGTACTGGCCTGATACCAGCTGCTGCCAATCTCATTGCCAACGTGGCCACAAACAATGCCAGCAATGCCAGTAGTCTTAATACCAGTTTTACCACAATGGCCCAACAGCTGAGCGCAGAAACAAATAACTTGGTTCTTGCACAAGTATCCTTTACTGACCTGGCTGCCAATTCTAGAAGCAGCATCATGAGTCTCAGCAGTAGTTTACACGACATTGGTACAGATGTGACACCACAAGGTCAAAACGATTTCTTTACCGCCATTGCTGATACCAGCAATCAATACGGTCAAGCCATCATTGCCAGCTTTAGAGAAGGCAGAAATATCAAGGTATTTGACACAGCTGGAATAGGTTCTGACACCCAAATACCTGCAACTTCTGCATAATTGTTGTTGAAAAACAACACATTTTGCTGAGATTTTGGTTGACCCAAAATCGCCCCAATGCTATACTGTTTTTACAGTAAACAAACAGAACTGGCAAACATGAGCGAAGATAACAACAACTACGTCAAACTTAAATCAAACTGCAACCAATGCGGTGTTGTAATGACATACGGTTGGACTTTGACTTGCGCTGCCTGTCAAACCAACAACAAACTAGATCAACAAAACAAACTGATAGCACAACAGGCATCTGCTGTTGGTGGCGGTGGTTTTGGTGGTGGTTACAGCGACACTGCTCCACCACCCTGGCCTCTCTACATAGCATTGTTGATCCTGGTTGCAGTGATCATAATAGGATTCTTGTTCTTCCCGCATTGGGGAATAGTGACTTTTGTCATGTTTCTTTGGACTTTGGCCAAACTTTTTATTGCATTTTTCCTTGTTATACCTATTTTCTTGTGGGAAATATTGTTTTAATACAACACTTTTTGGTAGACCAGAAATACCCAAAATGCTATACTGTTTTTACAGTAACAAAAAGGAGTAAAAAATGGATTGGTTCAACAGCCGCTACAGCGATGCAGACCTAGCAGATATTCTCAGTGACTACTCAAAGTCAGTTACAGGGTATCGTGACCGCCAACACGGCACAGGCCGTTGCTCTATTGTGCGCCGCTTGGAGGCACTGGATGCGTTTACCAAAAATCCAGCCAACCGTGCCTACTTGCAAGAGCAAGGTTGGATCTTTGAAGACCACAGCCCGTTCAACACTGTCAACAGCTAGGACGTCTGATGCTGAATAATATCTTAAAATGGACTGCCTGCTTTGTTACACTAGGCGGCGCATTGACCACAAGCCTACAGATGGATCCGCTCAACATCTATCTACTAAATGTAGGAAGTATCTTGTACTTGACCTGGGCTATCCGTATTAGAGAGACAAGTTTGGTAGTGATCAACGCAGGATTGCTGTTGATTTATGTGGTAGGTTTACTACATAGACACCCAATTTAACTGTTGTATTTTAGCAACACTCAGAAAACGGTAGACCAGAAATCCCAGATCCACTATAATGTATATACAGTGAACAAACAGGAGCAGAAAATGGTTGCAGAAAAAATTGAAAAGAATGACGTTATTCGTTCATATGATTTTAAACCCATGTATGGTCGTCCTGACTGTTTTGTAGAAGGTCGTGTGATTGAACTGACCGATGAGCCTGGCTACCGTGCTGTCAAAATCCGTGTGTTGGTAGATGAATTTGATGGCAAGCGGTTTGAAGAACGCGGTTACAACGGTCGAGTTGGCGAGATTGTGTTCGTACCGTTACAAGTATCCTATAATGAATATCCCGGTCGTGTAATGAATTTGACCCGTATCTAAGGAGATAGCAATGACTGAATTTACTTTAGAGCAAGTTCGTGCAATCCATCTTGAAGCCACAATGGCAGCCAAGGCAGCTGAACAGAGTTTTATTACCAAACACGGCGAACCAGGTTACTGTGGTTTTGCATGGGTTAATGTTCCAGTCAAGGCGTCAACCAAGTTGGGTCGTGCGCTCAAAGAAGTAGGTTTCCGTAAGAGCTATCATGGCGGATTAGATCTTTGGAATCCCGGCGGATCGTTTACACAAAGCATGGATATCAAAGAACATGGTGCTGTGGCTTATGCTCGTACCTTGGTCCATTATGGAATCGATGCACACATGTCTAGTCGTCCCGACTAACACAAATAAGGAATTATTATGCAACCCGTATGCCCACATTGCAAGACTGAATTAAAGCCCTTCAGCTTTGAAGGCTACTACGATGAGTTTGTAGGTTGGTTTTGCCAGTGTCGCAAAATCCCCGGTGCTGTTGAAATGTCTGGTGCTTACGCAGGTTCTCTTGCACCGTCGTATGAAGAAGTTATGGAGATCAAATGATGAAAACTTTTGTCGGTAGATTCTTAGCCACGACATTGGCCTTTGCATTAGGCACCTTTATTGGCTTGATAGCCTTTATGGCCACCATGATCATAATTGAGTTGTTCTAATAAGTTTGATAAACGGATTGTGCCAGATCCGATCGCTTTCTACTAAAAATGGTCCATCCCAGGCTAGACGGCCATCTAGTAGTAGACGATTCTTCCAAAGGCGGAAAATATCTGGTATTGCCTAAGTAAGTGTCATCTATCCAGCGGCCAGTATCGGGAAATTGATGGATCTGCCAAGCTCTGACATTTTCAACTGTGCTGGCAAGGCCAGTTCCAGTCAAAGAAGACCAGTGTTGCATGGGATCTAATGCAGAACCCATAGCACACCAAGTACTCAAACACTGATATTGATTTTGGCCGGCAGTGAATTTTATGTCGTCAATCTCTTCGTTTCGATTTCTTGCACCCAGTAGTAAGAAGTTAGAATTGTAGTATTCTCCTGCGCCGGCTGTTTGTGTATCGTTAGCAACTTGCCAAGGCTTGGTAAAATCAATAGGATCTTTTACAGCATAAGCACTTCGGTCGGATTTTTGTATAATCTGTTTTGTTTCTAAATCAACCAGGACATTTCGCACAAAGTAATTGTTTTTGATTCTGTCTCCAGAATACCATTGCTCAAAGTCGGCTCTATTATCGCTGGTGGCAGACACCAGTCCTAGCCAGCGATTACGATAAGGTGCAAACTCTTCAGGAGTGAATTGTATACCTAAGAAATAGTCAGAAGTATATCCAAAGTTTAACTTGCCCATGTGTTGCCAAGCACCTTGGTTTAAATGCACAATCTCACCGCCCTGATCAAAGTTTTGGTACATGCGAAAACAGCCTTGATACATGCGTGTGGGTTCTGTGACCCAATCAGATCCAACTCTAAAGGTCATTGCCCAAGTTTGACAACGATCGTTAGTGCCCATTCCGGCAGTGTCTATAGTGTGCGGAACAGAACTGGTGGTGGTTCCAGCAAAAAAGGTGTCGGATACAGATGAATAATCGGCGTAGGAGTATGTGGTCATACGGTATTTATTGACTAGAAATTGAGCACGTTGTATAATAACATATACTGAAACATTTGGACTTAAATACAATGACAACCATTCGCAGTACACTAGACCCAGAATTTAATGGACTAAAATTGGCAGCAGATTGGATCCGAGATTTAGAGTCCAGCGATAGCCGTTTACATAAAGAATCCGTGATTGAAAAAGCTCTTGTGGCTGCTCGGTTAGGCAGCCACAATGCTCAATGTTTTCTTTACAACTGCTACCTGGCTTATAATCCTTTTTATGTTTACAACGTACGGCAGGTTCCTGAGACCCAAGATCTTGAGGATCGGCCTAACCCGTGGGTAAAGTTCTGGGCCTTGCTAGAGGCCTTGCGTACCAGAAGTATTACAGGTCATCGTGCTAGAGACACTATTGCAGATCTCAGTGAAGAATTTGATTCGCTTGAATGGAACAACCTGTGCCGCAGAGTCTTGATCAAGGACCTGCGCTGTGGCATT